AGCGAATAAATTATGATTGTGGGAGCTGTTGTTTTGACGTTTATGGAAGGGTCGTATATTAGGAAATGCTGATGTCAGTAAAATCAAGGGTTTGCGACGGGTATTATGAAAGTGGGGGATGTTCTATTAGAAAGTCCAAAACTAACACTCTCTATATAGAGACTACTACGCTCTCCCCCTCGAAAAAACAAAGGCCCGGGGGGCTATACTTTTAGATTATCTAATATAATAGTACACATAAACATAACACCCTTTGGGAAATCTGTTAGAAGCCCGGCTCGACAATGCCAACCCACGCGGCAAAAAGTCCTGAGTCCTAGGTCCTAGTAAACAGAACTGGCTTCAGATTTTAGACGGTCTAAAATCTGGTGAATCGACGTGTCGCCATAATGCAACGTTATAACATCACAGCCAAAACGACGGGCACAAAAAAGCCGCTCAATCGAGCGGCTTGTGGGTTTTGTATGTTATGCTAACTTATCGACCAATGCCGGAAGTAGCAACAGCAAAGCGAGGATTGCGTAAGGGTGCATCACTTGCCCCCCTTGCAAAACAGGTCCCTAGACTCAACGAGGCACCTCGTCACAATCCCCACGTTAGAATCCAGCATCGTTGCCAGAATAGGCGCGAACTCCGAACGGAAACTCTCATTCTTGAAGAGTTGGTCAAGCAAAATAGCACAATGCTCACGCGCGCTGATAGGAGCCTCGCTATCGCCTGAAACATTGGGACGTGGTATATCCCCCTTGGGCGCTGCCTTTTGTGTCACTACGGGCTTTGTAGACGCCGCTATGAGCTTGTCTGTTATTGGTTCGGGTGGGATTAGGCTATCAACGGCCTTTTGGAAGGCCTCAAGCTTAGTTGCGGGCGTGGTTGTTTCCACGCTGGGGGTCGCTGCTTCAACCTTAGGCGCGTGTTTCTTTTCGTACCCGTTGGGAACAATCTTGCCGTCTAACGTGGTCCATGTTTTCGCCTTGCGAAGTCTGTCCGCATTCAAGGTCGTCGGCATGATGCCGTACTCGATGCAGGTTTTAATTGTTCCCAGTAAACCTACCTTATCGGACACTAAGCCAATGCTCAGCGCTTCAACAGCCGCCTTGATAGGCTTCTGTAGTTTTTTCCAGTCAGCGTCCTTGTTTGCTCTCACGAAGTCCGCAATTATTTTGCGGTTTTCAGTCTTTCGAGCCTGTAGGCGCTCGATTGTCTCCTCAGCCGTGCCATAGGCAACAAAACCCAAGACAACCGCATTAAGGTCAACCACATTGCTTGCTTGCTTTTCCATCTTAGTCATCTCTCTAAAAACCCGGTCAGCGTGGCCGGTAACGTGGACATATAACAGCACAAAACCCCACACGAAGCAACAACTATTTTTAGACTGTCCAATAAATCGCAAAAGCACTAAAGAAATATAATACTTATATTATACCACACTGACAGCGATCAGCACAAGCTAAGTGATTGATTTATAAGGGGCTGTAATGTTATAACATAACATGTGTAATGTTATAATGTAACGCGGTGAAGCCAAGCGAAGCCGAGCGAAGCCGAGCGAAGCCGCATTCGATGACGTACCGGGCGGGGAGAGGGGCCGCAAGCGTCAGGAGTCCCGCAGAATGTATAGACTATGTTGTAGGCTGGCACCGACCAAAATTTTTCCAAAAAATCTAAAACACTTGACCCCACCCCTATACGGGGGGTATACTTGCATTTTAGGTACCATCAAACGGAGTCCCAAATGGAAGTTACACATGAATTTGTGCAAGAGCGATTCACTTATGACCCAGAAGGTTTTTTGGTGTGGACGGCAGCAGCCAATAATCAGCACATAGGCAAACGCGCTGGCTATCGAAAAAAAGATGGGTATGTATACATAGATTTGTTCAATAACAAAAAAAGTGTTGGAGCGCATAGGTTAATTTTCCTCTGGCATCACGGATACTTGCCTCCTATGTTAGACCACATCAACAGGATCAAGAGTGATAACCGTATAGAAAATTTAAGAGAAGCTACACCGACGCAACAAAACGCGAATAAAGCTATAAACCCAAGAAGTGCAACGAAGCACAAAGGGGTAGCGTACGAAAAAAGCAGAAATAGGTACCGCGCCAGAATCAAGGTGCAAGGTAAAGTGAAGAACATCGGAAGGTTCAAAACGCCAGAAGAAGCGCATGCGGCCTATATGAAAGCAGCCATAGAGTTGTTTGGTGAGTTTGCCTGCGCCGGGTGACTCTTGCTTTTATTTTGCAGTATGTGTATGCTGTCGGCTCTGGTCCTTTGGCCTGCTGAAAATTTATGGAAGATTTTTTTCTTTTAGACGATATCGCTGAGGCAGATGCTGGTCTGCTGTCTTTTCCGCTTGTGCTGGAGTTCGAGGGCTCTGTGCCCAATGCCGCTCTATTTTTGAAGAATGAGCCTAACCGCCCACTGAAGAAAGAAGAGAAGGAATGGGTGCGAGAAGCCGTAAAAAACCCCACCAACCAAGAGATCATCAACGCTCCGCCCTCTGCCCCTGCCCTCCGCGCACTAGAAAAGCAACTTGAAAACTACAGCGGCACCATGCCGGTCACAAAGGAGCAGTGGCAGAACTATGTAATGAAGCAGTATTTTCTGCAGTCACGCGACCCCGACCCAAAAGTTTCCAAGCCCGCGCTAGATGCCATAGCCAAGACAAACATAGTGGGCCTGCACAATGACGTGCAAGAGATCAACATCAACACAAAAAGTACGATAGAGCTCGAAGCCACCCTCGCACAAAAGCTGCAGCAAATACTGACAAAAAAGAAAACCCCCGCCGAGGAAGAACCCATTGAAGCGGAGTGGAGCGAAGCGGAGTGGAGCGAAGCAGAGTGAACGAAGAAGACATCACAAAGGCGCTGGCGCTAGCCTCTCCCAAGGAAAAAACAGAGCTCCTCACACTGCTGGATGAGCTCGAAAAACGTAAAATCCGCGAAGAGGCCCAAGAAGACTTTTTAGCGTTCGTGCGTTCACAATGGCCTGAATTTGTTAGCGGCTCACATCACAGGCGCATTGCCAAACTCTTCGAGGACGTAGCGGCAGGTAGAAAGAAACGTATAATAATAAATCTCGCTCCTCGACATACAAAATCGGAGTTTGCATCGTATCTGTTCCCTGCATGGTTCCTCGGCAAGCACCCCAAGAAGAAGGTCATGCAGGTGTCGAATACGGGTGAGTTGGCTGAGGGCTTTGGGCGTAAGGTGCGAAATCTGTTTGAGAAGGAAGAGTTTAGAAGTATTTTTCCCGACGTAGAGCTACGCGCCGACTCCAAGGCGGCAGGGCGGTGGAACACCAATTACGGAGGTGACTATTATGCTACGGGTGTGGGTGCAGCTTTGGCTGGCCGTGGCGCAGACCTCTGTCTGGCTGAGAACACAATAATACTTATAGACGACGGTAACACTGGGAAAGAAATTGAAATTAAAGACGTGCAGGTAGGGGACAAGATCGCCACAATATCTGGCTGGGAGAAGGTCACAAAAAAGAAGTTGACGATACATCAACGCTCTGTTAAGATCAACGAAGAAGTCGATGCTTCCTTTGAGCACCCGTTTATGACACAGCGGGGTTGGGTTGAAGCTAAGGACTTAGTGGTAGGAGACACAATCTTAACGAGGTCAATATGGAAACGAATAAAACAACTGGCGTTTGCCCTTCTCAGACCCCCACGCGGAAAGCTTGGCAAGGCATGATGAACCGATGCTACACTGCGACAAATAAAGACTATCCAAACGTGGGTGGACGAGGTATCAAAGTGTGCGAGCAGTGGCATTCGTACGCGAACTTCCTGAGCGACATGGGGGAAAAACCGGCCAGCACGGTAATGAAACGCTATTGTGAAGGGGCTGACTTTACTCCCGATAACACGTATTGGATGGAAAAAATAAACACCCGTGCAAACAGACTATACGCGATATGGAAAGGGGTTAAACGGCGCTGTGGGTATATTAGCAAACCTTCTGGCAGGGCAAAAATTTACGTAGAACGCGGGATAGATATGGCTCAGGAATGGGTTGATAGCTTCGCGGCCTTCGCCGCCTATATGGGGCATCCCCCATCGGATCAGCACACGGTAGACAGAATAGACAATAACAGCGGCTACTTTCCGGGCAACGTGCACTGGGCGCTTCCAAAAGAGCAAGGAAACAACCGCATAGACAATGTGTACATCGAAATGTATGGTGAGCGTAAATCGTTACAGCAATGGTGTGAGTATTATGGGGTTGACCGCAACACAGTAAGCGGGAGATGGGCTAGGCTATTCCAGTCACCCCACGGTAAAAATCAACGATGCCAACAGATGTCGTTTGCTGGGCAAATACTCGCGGAATACGTAGGAGTAAAAGAAGCGGCGGAAGCCACGGGCATAAAACAGGGCACTATTGCTAAATGTTTAAGTGGAGGCAACGCCTCTGCGGGCGGGTTTTTGTGGCGTTACGTAAGTTAAAACATTGGCTATCGGCTAATCTGTCGGGGCGGGTGCGTGTAGACACGCTAGATAGAGAATATCAACCTGTCCCTATGGTGGACATTACAGTGGAGCCCTCGCACGAGTTCTTAGTTAAAAGTGGGAATAGCTGGCTGAGGACACATAACTGTATTATCGACGACCCTCACACGGAATCAGAAGCGCTTTCGGCAGCTTTTAACCCCGGAATATACGATAAGGTTTATGAGTGGTTCACTACGGGACCCCGCCAGCGACTCCAGCCGGGAGGAGCCATAATCATTGTTCAAACGCGGTGGTCCCTCAGAGACTTGACGGGGCAGATCATCGACCACGCTGCCAAAGATGCAAAAGCCGATCAGTGGGAGGTGTTTGAGTTCCCCGCCATTCTCCCGAGTGGCAACCCATTGTGGCCTGAGTTTTGGAAAATTGAAGAGTTAGAGGCTACCCGAGCGACGATCAACAACGCAGCAAAGTGGAGCGCTCAGTACCAACAAAACCCTACGTCAGACGAGAGCGCCATAATAAAACGCGCAGACTGGCAGATATGGACAAAGGACAAACCACCGCCGATGGAATATCTCATTATGGCGATGGACACTGCATTTGAAGCGAAGAAGAGCGCCGACTATAGCGCAGCTGTTATCTTTGGGGTGTGGACAAACGATGAAGATGGTGGACAGCCTAACCTCATGCTGTTGGAGGCTTGGAGAGACAAGCTAGAGTTCCCGGAGCTAAAGCAGAAGGCGAAAGAGTTGTACAAGGAGTGGGAGCCAGACAGTGTGATTATCGAAAAGAAGGCATCCGGGGCTCCGCTGATATATGAGTTGAGAAGGATGGGCATCCCCGTGCAGGAGTTCACACCAAGTCGAGGGAATGATAAGATAACGAGACTGAACGCGATTGCAGACATTTTCGCTTCAGGTAAGGTCTGGGCTCCAGATAGGCGATGGGCAGATGAGTTGATAGAAGAAGTAGCGAGTTTTCCTGCGGGGCGTTACGATGATTTTGTAGACTGTACCAGCCTTGCCCTTGCAAGGTATCGTGCGGGTGGTTTTATTGGAACGCGGAATGACCAGAGCGATGAGGAGTATAATGACGGTTTTTATCGACGTAGAGCGATGAGTAAGCCTTATTACTAAGGAGGAGAGAGTATGGTAGCTGGTATAGTGGAAGCGATAGCGGGGCAGGTAGAAAGAGCGCTTAAACAACAAGAGGAAAAAATGACACGTGATGAGCTAGACGCAATGTATGCTGACATGAATAACCACATGGCTAAAGAAGGAGAAAAAACGGAAGAGCAGAAATGGGATGATTTGGTATGGGCCTCGCGCAGAATGGGGTTAAAAGACCAAAACCAACCAAAACCAACCAAAGCAAACGATAGGCAGGTTGGAGGTGAATTTTATAAGCAGATGGAGGTTGAGCCGTGGGATGTGATCGACACTCTGCCTCATGCACAGGCTG